ATCTCTTCGTTCCCACCAAAGGCGAGTCTAAGTACCGCACTCTTGATGGGAAGCCAGTCAAGCGGATGGACTTTGAGTCCATCAAGGAAGCCAAGACTTTCATCTATGACTATAAAGAAGTTCAGAACTTCGAGATATTCGGTCAAGACAAGTTCGCCTACTCGTATATCAACGATGAGTTTTATGGCGAGATCAACTTTGACCCTCAGCTAATCTCCGTGGTTGGTCTCGACATTGAGACCAAGACCGTGTCTGATGATGGCAAGAAGGGTTTCCCAGACATCGCCAAGGCTTCCCATCCGATCACGGCTATCACCATGAAGAAGTTCGGTGGTCCGACCTATATGTTCGGTCTGAAGGATTACCGGCCGAAGGATAAGACCGTCACGTATTTCAAATGTACGGACGAAGCATCTCTGTTGGCTGCCTTCATTGAACTGTGGGACGGTGAGGAGATGACTCCTGACATTCTCACCGGCTGGAACATCGAGTTCTTCGACATTCCGTATCTGGTCAACCGGATCACCAAGATCTTGGGCCCATCTATGGCCAAAATGCTGAGCCCATGGCGTATCCTTGAGGAATATGAAGTCACTGCTCGCGGCCGTACGCAGATTGCCTTCCGACCGGTTGGTGTGTCCTGCATGGACTATCTCCCCCTTTACAAGAAGTTCAGCTTTAAGAACCAAGAGTCGTTCACCCTAGAGTACATCGCGCAGGTCGAACTGAAAGAGGGCAAGACCGACTATTCCAGGTACGATGGTCTGGACGACATGTACGATAAGGACCCAGCCCTTTACTACGACTACAACCTTCGAGACGTTCTTCTCATCGAACGATTGGAAGCCAAGCTCGGGTTCATTGCCATGGTCGAGGCCTTCGCCTACGACGCCAAGGTCAACTACGGTGACACTCTTGCCACTGTGAAGCCGTGGGACGTCATCATCTCGAACTTCCTCCTGGGCCGTAACATCGTGGTTCCGCAGTTCCGTCCGAAGCACCAGGAGAAGACGATCGTCGGTGGCTATGTCAAGGAGCCAATACTTGGCATGTCCAAGTGGGTTGTGTCCTTCGACTTGAACTCACTGTACCCATCTCTCATCATGGCCTATAACATCGGCCCTGATACCTTCATCGAGCAGCTCGAAGAGGAAGATGATCTAGAGATGACCAATGCTAAGGTCGTCGAGATCATGAATGGTAAGCTGAACCAGCGGTATCAAGACGCACTCAGAGAAGACAACGTCTGCATCACGGCCAACATGGCGTTGTATTCCAAGAAGAAGATCGGCTTTATGGCCGAGCTTATGCAGCAGAAGTACGATCAACGTAAGATCTATCAGGCTAAGCTCAAGGAAGCCAAGAAGGAATACGCCAAGACGAAGGATCCGGCCCAGGCTATCCTCATCAGTCGGTATCATGCACTTCAGTTGTCCAAGAAGATCCAGATCAACGCCTTCTACGGATCGATCGCCAACAAGTATTGCCGTTGGTTCTCCCTGATCAACGCTGAGGCCATTACCACAACCGGCCAGTTGACCATCCAATGGGTTCAGAAGGACATCAACAAGTACCTGAACAAGGTGCTCGAGACCGAGGGTCTCGACTTCGTCATTGCTTCTGATACTGACTCCGCCTACATCACTCTTGACAAGTTCGTTGAGAAGTTCTGTCAGGGTATGGATGACGGTGCCATCACCGACATGTTGGATAAAGTCTGCAAGACCAAGTTGCAAGATGTGATCAACAAGTCGTTCGAGGAGCAAGGTGTCTATACTAACGCCTTCGATGCCTCAAAGCTGGTTATGAAGCGTGAGTCCATTGCCTCCAAAGGTATTTGGGTTGCCAAGAAGCGCTACATCCTTTACGTCTGGGATAATGAGGGCATTCGTTATGAAGAGCCTGAGATCAAGATTACCGGTCTCGAGGTTGTGAAGTCCTCAACCCCAGGCGTATGCAAGAAGGCTATGAAGGAATGCTTTAAGCTGATCCTGACCAAGCCCGAGGATGAGCTTCACAGTTACATCGATGACTTCTATTCTCGGTTCATGGAACTACCATTTGAAGAAGTCGCCTCTCCGCGTGGCATTTCTGACATGGACAAGTGGGTAGATCCTGCCACTATCTTCAAGAGTGGAACGCCCATGCATGTCAAGGGCGCCATCATGTGGAACCATACCATCTCTAAGAAAGGTCTTGATGACCGGCTGCCGACTCTCTACAACGGCGACAAGATCAAGTACTCCTACTTGAAGAAGCCCAATCCCCTTAACGTAAACGTAATTTCTACCCCCGGCAATCTGCCACCAGAGCTGGGTCTGGACTCATACATAGATCGGGATATACAATTCCAAAAGACATTCATCGATCCAATGAAATTGGTCACAGATGTCATCGGATGGACACCCCAAAAAACGTATACACTCGATTCATTTTTTAGCTAGGAACATACAATCATGACTGACTTCTTCCGTGGACGCGCTGAGTCCGTGAAGGACGCCGACACGTCCATCGTTGCCGACGGCCTTGGTGCCGCTGAGTTTGAGGGCTATGTCGACACCGGCTGCTATATGCTCAACGCAGTCCTTTCAGGCTCCCTTTATGGCGGCCTGGCCTCCAACAAAATCACAGGACTTGCCGGTGAAAACTCTACCGGCAAGACATACATCGCCCTCGGTATGGTGAAGAACTTCCTCGACGCAGATCCTCAAGCAGGGGTTATCTACTACGATACCGAAGCAGCCATCACTAAGAAAATGATGGCTGAACGTGGCATCGACGTAAGTCGAGTCATCCTGGCAGAGCCTGACACCGTTCAGAAGTTCCGCCACCACGCAATCAAGCTGGTTGACAAGTACATCGAAACGCCTAAGGCCAAGCGTCCTAAGATGCTGATGGTCCTTGACTCTCTCGGCATGCTCTCCACGACTAAGGAAGTGGAAGACACGACCGAGGGCAAAGAAACCAAAGACATGACGCGGCCTGCCATCATCAAGGCTGCTTTCCGTATCCTCACCCTCAAACTAGCCCGTGCTGGCATTCCTATGGTTGTGACGAACCACGTGTATGCTGCAATGGGTTCCATGTATCCCACCAATGAAGTGGCCGGTGGTTCCGGTCTGAAATACTCGGCATCCTCCATCGCAGTTCTTGGCAAGGCCAAGGACAAGGACGGCACTGAGGTTGTCGGTAACTTCATCAGGGTTAAGATGCTGAAGAGCCGTCTCTCGAAGGAAAACTCCGAGGTTCGTCTGCGTCTCAGCTACAAGACCGGCCTCGACCGTTTCTACGGTCTGCTGGACTTGGCAGAAGAGTTCAAGATCTTCAAGAAGGTTTCGACCCGCTTTGAACTGCCGGATGGCCGTAAGGTCTTCGGCAAGGAGATCAACGACAACCCTGAAAAGTACTACACCCCAGAGATCATGGCAAGGCTGGAAGAAGCAGCACACCGCAAGTTCTCCTATGGTGACGATGACGACGGTGAGGCTGATTCTCACTTTAACCTTGATGATGGAGATGATGAAAATGTTCGAGAAGTTCAACCGGACGGAGGAGTCGTGGGGTAAGGCTGCCCATGTGAAGCCCGAGGATCTAGGTCGCATCCTAGCCTCGGGCGACAGCCTGAAGAAACTAGCAGTCGGGAAAGGTCACAAACCTTTCAAAGTCACGCTGACCGAGACTCTTGAGATTGTACGAAAGAGTGAACCAGCAACCGTCTATGCCACTTCAATGGACAGGGTGTCATCTGCTGCGCAGGACGTCACCTTCGACATGATTCCAAGCCAAGTGTACGAAGATGTCCGTGCTCTCCTTGAGCAATACGGCTTGCAGGTTCGTCCTCGGACTACCTATTCCATTCAAAGGACAAAATGAAGCTAGAACACGTCATATTCAGCAACCTGGTTTCGAACGAGGATTACCTGCGTAAGGTATTTCCGTTCATCCAGAGAGATTACTTCTCGGATACGTCCGACAAAGTAATCTTTGAGCTGATTCACGATTACATTAACAAATACAATAGGGCTCCATCAAAGGAAGCTCTTAAAGTAGACCTGCAACTCAAAGACAGCATCTCAGGAGATGTCTACTCGAACGTTGAAAAGACGATTGACGAACTAGCCCCTGATGCTATGACTAACATGAACTGGTTGGTGGATAACACTGAGAAGTTCTGTCAGGACAAAGCACTCTACAACGCTGTACTAGAGTCTATCAAGATCATGGATGACAATCAGACCCAGATTCCTAGGTCTGCTATTCCTAAGATCCTGCAAGACGCTTTGGGTATTTCGTTTGACTCCCAGATCGGACACGACTTCATTGAGGATGCGGATGAACGCTTTGAGTTCTATCACCGCCATGACTCAAGGCTGCCGTTCGACATTGAACTGCTGAACAAGATCACGGGCGGTGGTCTGCCTCCGAAGTCTCTATCCGTCCTCCTGGCAGGCACTGGTGTTGGTAAGTCTTTGGCCATGTGTCACATGGCTTCAGCCAACCTAATGCTCGGCAAAAACGTCCTCTACATCACGATGGAGATGTCTGAGGAGAAGATCGCCGAGCGTATCGATGCCAACTTGATGAACACTCCTATTCAGGAGATGCTCCTCATGGACAAGGAGACGTTCGACCGTAAGATCGCACGTATCAAGTCCAAGACCGTCGGTAAGCTGGTTGTCAAGGAATACCCGACTGCTTCGGCCGGGTCTGCCAACTTCCGCCACCTGTTGAACGAACTGAAGATGAAGCGGAATTTCGTTCCGGACGTCATCTACATCGACTATCTCAACATCTGCATGAGCTCGCGTATCAAAGCTGGTGCCAACGTTAACTCCTACACGATGATCAAGGCCATCGCTGAGGAACTTCGTGGTCTGGCTGTTGAGTTCAACGTTCCGATCATCACGGCTACTCAGATCAACCGAACTGGCTTCGCCAGTTCCGACCCTGAACTAACAGACACCTCTGAGTCATTTGGTCTGCCAGCAACAGCCGACTTCATGATTGCTATGTCTCAATCAGAACAACTGGCTGAGCTTGGTCAGATCATGTTCAAACAACTGAAGAACCGCTACAACGACATCAACTTCTACAAGAGGTTCGTGGTCGGGGTTGACAAATCCAAGATGAGGTTGTTTGATATTGATCAAGACGAGGCCAATACAGAGGATAAACCCCTGATGGATAAGACAGAGTTTGGTCAACAAGACTTCGACCGGAAGAAACCTAAGAGTAAGTTCGCTAATAAGTTTGGAGATTTCAATTAATGGCTCGTAACCCTATCAACTATTCTGTGACCCATGAAGATGATGGAGTGTTTGACGTCTTCGAGAACAACACCAAACAGGTCATCAGTTCTCATAACCATCATGATACTGCACACGCCATGAAAAAGTTCCTCAATCTCGGCGGTGCTTTTGATGGAAATACTCCTGAGTTCTTCCTTCATACTGGCCCGGTGCTAGTCCGTTAAATAACGAAACTTTAATCCCAAAAATCTGGGCTCTGGAGTATAAATAAGTGCACACATGATACGTGTCCGGCCCTCGGGCTAGAGGCAAGAGTTTTGAACTAAGGAAGTGGCGAGAACAATGGTGGAGGTTCCACTCGCTCACGTATCAAAGAAATAGCGGCTTCGGCCGCTATTTTCGTATTTAGCGGTGTACATAATATGCTGGTATCGTATTATAGAAATATAACCTGGAGAGAGATTATGTTTCTGGAAATTGGTCGGACCACGCATCTGGTTCACACTGTGAAAGAAGCCGTCGGAATCTTTGAAGCCGAACGCGACGCCTCTTATGAAGGCGCTTCGACTTGGCCTGATGGGGTTCTCTGCGAAGGCAAGACGCCTTTCGCTCGGATCAGCTACAACGGCCGCGTCTGGAATCTGGATGGGAGTGAATATTGAACCAAGTAGCCTTTCTACTTTCAGTCTACGGCGCGGCGATTTACATCGTTGTCGGTCTCATGACATTCTGCAGCGTGACATCCAGTTGGACGAATCCATGGCCGGGTGACAAAGCCCTTGCACTTGCTGCGTTTTGGCCAGCATGGTTGGTTCTCTTCCTTGGTAAGAGCCTGATCACAGGTGTGATTAAGTTGGCCAAGGATTTCATCAAGTGATCTGGTTCCCCATGATCATCGTCGCCGCGCTTCTATATGGCGTCATAGCCATGTTCGTTTGGTGTATGGAGCGAGACGCGCATACTTTTCCGAACAGCGATAGACGCCAAGCCATTCTAGGCTTGGCCATCTGGTGGCTCCCGTATGCAATCTATTGGGTGATCAAGGAGGTAATCCTTCTTATCGTACGTGTGATTGTAGCGTTCTGCCAAGCCACATACCAACTGATTCGTTTGGAGTTTTTCGTGAAATGAAATGGATTCCGATCGACACGCCGCTTGAAGACGGCCGAAATCCTAAGAACGCAGGGGTTCTTCTTCTTCGTGGAGCGCTAGATCGTTCCACGCTTACCGGCGACGGGGACGAGATGTTCCCCCGCCAAAACGTCAGAACCGTAGGGTACTGGGATTCTCTTGATGAGGCCTGGGCTCTGACTACCACTCCGTGGTACGGACCTTTCTTTATTCCAACCCACTACGCTGTCTTTCCGGACAGTCTTGATTTGTAGGAGCACACATGAGCCAACTCATTCTTAACGACGGCCAGAACACCCAAGTTGTCACCACCGACCTGTTTCTGGACGCTTTCCGCCAAGCCAGCGTGACTGACCCCTCCGGTATCGCCGAGACCCTGGTCAGCATCTTCCGCAAGCATGCCAGTGCCGAAGAAGTGCAGCAGCTGGAAGAGATCGCTGCACAGTCCACCGCCCAATATCTCGCAGGCTAATCACTGCCCAATGCAAATCACAAGCCCGCTGGGATTCGTTCTCGGCGGGCTTTGTAATTCTTGGACGATAAATACCCCATGAATTAAAGGAACCCCAATGGACTACAAAGTTGTAGGCGCAGCATTGACAGAAGCAGTTAAGACCTACAACTTTCAAGTAGGTCCTAAAGCAATTGGCGGTAAGCCCGGCAAGAACATCAAGAACATGAGGGAGTATCGCCTCCAACTCATTAACAAACATGACGACACTTCAGACAAACTGAAGGCGGACCTCAAAGGTATTCTAGAGAAGACATTTGTC